ATGCATAACTATGTCGCGCTTGTTCACCAGGATGGTGATAGCGCATATGGCGTCCAGTTTCCGGACGTTCCGGGCTGCTTTTCAGCAGCCGATGAGATCGATCAGCTCGTCAGAAACGCTACTGAAGCTCTAGCCCTTCACCTTGAAGGTGAAACCCTGCCCTCTCCGCGCTCTCTGGCCGAGATCCGAAATGATGAGGATGTTGCTTCCGCTCTTGCCGAAGGTGCGTTCCTGATCGCCGTTCCGCTGATCTCTCTCAGTGGCCGCACGGTAAAGGCGAACATAACAATGGATGCCGGATTGCTGGATGCGGTCGACCACACAGCCAAGGCTCGTGGCCTTACGAGATCCGCTTATCTGGCTGATCTCGCCCGGCGTGATATTGCGGTTTGAATGGAAGGTAATGAAATTCGAACCGTCCACGAATGAATGCCTGCAGCTTCGGGGCCTAGAGTTCAGACGGCCCCGTCGCAAACTGATTTCGTCGCTGCAGGCACTGCGCAGATCATCCAGTTCCTGATCGGCCGACACAGGCACATCAATCAGGCACTGCCATTATTGCCTCGGTACCCCCCGCCAAATTTCCAGAAGATCCTGGGCGAATGTCTTTGGGTCCCGGCTCGCCCGCAGCAGGAACACGGCAATGTTCCTTCCCGTCATGGCCAGAATTCCGGCCATGCCGTAAGCCCACATTTCCCCAAAGCCGAGCAACGCCCTCACCGGCTCTCCGAAAACAAGCGCAGCGATAAACCCGACAAAGAAAGTCATGCAGCGATCGCGCGCCGACAAGTCCTTCGGCAGAGCTGCACCAATCATCGCGAAAGCCGTAATCGCCGCAATTTTGGTAAGTGGCAGGTGCCATATCCATTCGAGAAACTCTTTCATTCCACATCCCCGCCTAAGCTGTTTCGATAGGTGTCGTGCCAGTTCGCGCAGCGCGCGACCCGGCTGTTCGCCCGGCCGAGGGCCTGGTCTGTTTTTATGAGCGCGACATCAAGCGGATCGCCGAAAACAACGCCCGATCGTTCTCGCTTCCTGCAGTCTTCCGGCAACGGCGGGTCTGTCTGTGACTGCGCAGCTGCCGCGCCGATCCGTGCACCGGCTGAGATCGCCCGGTCCCTATCGGTTTGACAGGCGGTCAAGAAGACGCTGATCAACAACATCACGGGAAGTCGGTTCATAGTTGTCCAGCTCCTGCGCCTGGATAGTGGCAATGGCTTCAGCTTCGGAGAGCTGCCGTTGAAAGGAGAAATTCGCCGCCTCCGCGGCTTCTGCCCGTTTGCGAGCGGCAGTCAGCTCGGCCTCGGCCGCCGCCAGCTCGACGTCGGCGACATAGGACGTCACAGCGGCACGAACGGCACTCGACTTGTCCAGCCGGTGCCAGGTGTAGAGTGCCGCCGCAACCGCAAGAAACGCGATCAGGACGGCGCCGGTTCTGGATTTCCAGACCGCAGCGGCAAGCGCCAGCATCAGCCGTACTCCTGCGGCGAAGGCGCTTTCGACATCAGCTGCTTGCCCACAGCATCAAGGCCGAATGCGGCAACGGCGAATGTGATCACCGGCGCGACGAACAGCTCCGCCCAATCACGGGCCGCGGTGTCGCCGCCATGCAGCAAGTCATAAAAACAGAGCGCCGCCAGACCAGCCAGCAGCGCCCATGCGGTTTCCCGCTTGTAGGTCTTCACCATTTGAGGATCTCCTTAGAGGCGAGCGGCCTGGACATGCATCCAGTCGAAATTGCGTGCGCGGCCGAGTGACACCCACTCTTCCGCTTCCCATGCCCGCCAGAACGGAATGGCGTCATCGAGCGACAATCGCGCCTGCGGGCGCTTCCAGGACAACCGGTTGCGCTCCGGGTCGAAGTCGATGGCAATGCCCCAGGAGTGCATTGAGTAGATGGAGCCGCCCCGCATGCGCCGGACATTCAACGAACCACCGAACAGGTTGAGGCCGAGATCCCTGATCTCCCGATCGGAATACTGCCCCCGGATCACGTGAAAGGCCCGTTCGGCCGAGGCTGCGACTTTCGTGTGCAGGGTGATCGTTCGCACGGTCACATCTTTGTCCCACGCAAGGCGCATGTCCCATGGAACTTCGATACGGGTCTGACTGGTGCCAACCGCACCATAGAACTGCATGACATCCTTCTGACGCGGCCAGGCGGACTTGCGCCGGTCTTCTGAGGAAGGCTTGTCACGATCCGGGATGAAGCCGCTCACCTCGACAGACACGCGCGAACTCGATTGCCGCAGAGCCAGCACTGTTGCCTCATCGGCTTCGGAAGTTACCGCGAGCCCCATTGCTTTCTGGAAGCTCCGGAGCGCATGCAAAGTCTTTGGACCAATCCGTCCGTCGATTTCGCCACAGGCAAAACCATGCGCGGTCAATCGGCTCTGAAGCCACATTTCAAAAGGCAGGCTGGACATGTTCGCCCTCCATCGTTTGGGCATGAAAAAACCCGCTTCGAAGAGCGGGTTGGGTGAATTCAGCTATTTGGATCGACCGTCAGCGGCTGTCTGTGCCAGCGCCATCCTGAGGTTGCTGCAGCTCCAGGTCGGTCGTTGCGCCGCCCGATCGGCTTGCGGAGTGCGTGACGGAAACAATCCGGTAGGTGCCATCGACACCCGCTCGCGTGCCCTTCAACTGAAACTGCGCCTCGGCCTGCGCTTCGGGCATCAGATCAAGAGTGACCCGGCCTTTTCCGCCCTCGCGCTCAATCTGTGCCTTGCGAGCCTCGGCAATTTCCTTCGCCTGATTTTCATCGTGCGCGACGGACCGAACAAGATTGACGGCTTCGGCACGCTCACCAGCCTTGCCCGCATCCGTCTTGTAGATCAGAGGCAGCCCCTTTTTCCTGTCGACGTATGGCACCTCAACGGACTTGAACACCGTGCGCGTCGACAGCGGCTCGATATCCCACGTGATCAGGTTGCCGGACCCATCCGGCTTGAAGAGACCGGAGATCATCGGAAGGCCGAAGTCCTGTCCATGTTTGGCAAGAACTGCCATAGGGCCGCGAAGCTTGAAGGTAGCACCGAGTTCGCGGGCCAGTTTCTCACCGATGTGCAGAAGGCTTTCGCCATCCGCTGCGATATAATCGCGCACGATATTCGCCAAGGCCGGATCGATCTTCATTTCAAAACCGGCCTTTTGCCCCAGCTTCTTCAGGAAGTCGCCCACCGTGCCCTCATCCTGATGAAGGCGCTGCGGCTGCTTTGCCTTGCCTTTCACGTCGAAGCCCTTGGCAGAGACAGACAGCGAGCGACCGCTGGACCTGTTGCCGGAGGACTTCACGCTGTCGATCACACCCGAGAACACCTGAACACCATTCAGCCGCACCACGACTTTGCCGCCTGGCTGCGGCAGCTTGATCTGCCCGCCGGTGTCATCGAGCGCCAGCGAACAGCTGTCAGACGAAGCGCCGGCCTTGTCGGTCACAGTGATCTGTTCCAGGTAGTTCGCCATCTTCGAACTGACGTCCTGACCGTCGATCTCGACCGCCCATTCCGTTTTCCACACCATCAGATCACCCGAACAATGTTACGACTTCGCGGGCCTGGACGGTTTCCGCTGGAAGGTCTGGCAAGACGACATCTGTACCAACCGGCACATAGACACCGGTCAGCTTCGGATTGAGCTTCATTGCCTCTTCAATGAGAGCCAGGCCGCGCAAACCATGCTTGCGCCACAAGATCAGATCGAGCGTAAGATTATCGCCCACGATCTTTATCGTTTCAGTCATGATCACCCCAAGAGATCGAAGATCTGCAAAAGCGCAGGAATGACCTGCAGGCCAGTAGACTGCTGTGCAGGCACCTTTTTCAGGGAAACGGAAACCCGAACCCTGGCACCGATACCGTCCCGCAATAGATCGCTGTGATTGTCGCGAAGGCTCACAATCATGTAGGTGCCGAGCCGCACACCGTCGCCGCGCATCACCGGCAAGGCCGCGCCCTGGTTCATGTGCGATCGGAGGGCTTCCAGTTGAGGCAGTCCGCCGATTTTCGCAGGCAGGAGCTGACCGCGCATGCTGAGCGTGTCATCCCCCTCACCCATGAACTCCGCGCCTTTGAGGCCGTTCAACAGAGGCTTGAAGGCAATGTCCGCCGAACCTGACCGGCTGACAGCATCAAAGGCAAACGGGTATGTGTCGACCGCGACCGCGCCGATCATGTAGAGCATGCATTTTCCCTTATGACACTGACCAACCGGTATCCGAATGAACGCCCGCCATTGCGGCATCGATCTCGTCACCGAGTTTTTGAGCGATCTGGCGAGCGTTTTGCGCTTCCTGAATGACAATTCGCTCGATGTTTACTGCGACCTGGCCCGATCCCTGCCCCTGCCCCGCACCGGCAAGGATGCGTTTCGTCGCTGCGGCGCTGTGAATGAACCCATCACGATCAGGTGTGAACAGCTCATCGCCCTTTTCCGCCGTGCGGTAGGTCCTGCCGGCGACGACAGGCCCGCCGAGCGCGCGAGCGCCTTCGATCTTCAGTTGAGGTGCTGCAGGCGCTTCGCCGCCGCCACCGCCAAGGAACGAAGGCAGGCGCAGCATGTTGGAGAGATCAATCCTGCCGATCGCGGAAACGATGCGGTCAGGAATGGATCTCAAGAACTCCCAAAGAGCGCTGAAAGCATCAATGATCGCATCGACGAGAGCTTGCCCGAACTTTCGCCCGGCATCCCGGAACTCCGCCTCGGCCGTCGCTGAATAGTCCTTCATCGAGAAGATGTCGGCAATCCAATCGCCTAACTGCCCGGGGATCGCCAGTACCGCGTCGACGATCTTGCGTAGAGTGCTGGAGATCGCCCCATATGCCTTGTCCAGAGCCCCGCGGATCTCCGCCTCATCGATGCCGAGCAAGCTGCCGATGTCCACCAGCTTCTTGGTTGCCCACTGTCCAACGTGTGAGGCAAGGCTGGACATGAAGCCGGTAATGGCGCTCATGGCTTGCCCAAGGCTACTCCCGATCACTTCGGCAAAACCGAGCGTGAATTCCCTGATCGGCTCCCAATACCGATAGACGGCAGCGCCGAGCGCCGCGACAGCCGCGATTACCAGGGCAATTGGCCAGGTGATGCCAGCGATCGCGGCCCCAATGGCCGCAGCTGCAGCCTGTATCGCCCCGACCGCGGCACCCGCAGCTCCCGCAAGCACCCCGAAGAAGGTGCCGCCCCCCAGAGCGCCAAGCATGGATGCACCGAGAACAGCCAAGCGAAGCCGCTTTGTGGCTGCGATGATCAGATCCGCACTGCGACCAATGACAAGAGCCGCATTCAGAACACCGCCCTTCAGGAACAGGAAGGAATACCGGCTTGCGATGGCCGCAATATTCAGGGCGACAAGCGCTGCCGTCACGCCGAGCACCGCGGCAGTCACCTGCGGATAGGCCGCGGCCAGATCCGCGATCGCGCTGATCGTCGGCATCACCGCCTCGATGATCGCTGTCAGCGCTGGCAACAACGCATTGCCGATCGCAATGGCGAGTTCGGTCATTCGGTTCTGGAAACTCTGAAGCTTCGCATTGAAGGTCTGCGAACGAACCTCGAATTCCTTCTGCGCCGAGCCGAGGTAGTTGGTTTCGCTCGCCACCTGGCCGAGGGCGTTCTGCAATAGCTCGGCATTCTCGATCAGAGGCATGACGGCGCGTGCCTCATCCCCGAACAGATCGGAGATCGTCGAGGCCTGCAATTCCTTCGGCAACGCGCGGATCCGCGCAATCACGTCCTGCAGCGTGCCGACAGCGTCCTTTTGAAGGCGCTGCGCCACGTCCGTCGCGGACAGGCCGAGCTTCTTGTATGCCTCATGCTGGCGTTTGGACGCAGACTCGCCACGGGCCAACGCCTTGGTCACATTGCGGAAGCTGGTCGCCGCAACATCTGCCTGCGCGCCGGCCGCAACCATCGCCGAACCAATCGCCGCAACCTCGCGCGCCGAAAAGCCCATGGCGGTACCGGCCGAGCCAACCCGCCGCATGAAGTCCAGCAAGTCAGCAGCCGAGGACGCAGACGTATTGGAAAGGTGGTTGAGCACATCGGCCAGTTCGCCGGTCTGTTCCACGGTCAGACCAAGGGCGGTTTTGATCTTGGCAAGGCTTTCGCCCACCTGGTCGGCCGACAGGTCGAAGGCGACGCCAACCTTTGCCGCGATCTCAGCGAAGGCGAGCAGCTCCTCGCCCTGCATACCGGCCTGCCCGGCAGCGGCTACAATCTCCGCAATGCCGGTTGCAGCCACCGGAATGACCCGGCTGAGCGCAAGGATATCAGCGCTCATTTGCTTGAGCCCGTCCGGCGTGTCGAAATCGACCACCTTGTTGACATCCGCCATCACCGCTTCGAATTCACGGGCGGCGTTGATCGGCGCAGAGATCGCCTTGGCGAGCAAATAGCCGACGCCGACCGCGTCCAGCATCCGGCCGCGCATGGCATCCATCGCCCGGGCGTTTGCATCAACACGCAGGCGCATTTCGGTCAGGGACTGGCTGACGGCGCGCGCCGGACGGGACACGCGCTCGACCAGCGACACAATGAGTTGTGACGTGAGGGTTGCCAACGGAACACACCTTTGATTGTGCGGCCCTCGGTCGGGCTAATGACTGAAAGGAGAATGGAGACCTGAGGGCGGAATTAACTCCCGCCCTGAGGCTTCTTGGATTTGGCTTCCGCCTCGATCTGCAAAACCTCTTCGACGTGGCCGAAGTAACGGAAGAAGGTCGGGACGTCCCAATCCTCGATTTCCGTCAGGGACTGATGCAGGTACCGCGCGATCTGCGCGGTCATCAATCCGAAGCTTTTGCCCGCCTGGCCAGTTCCGCCTGAACCGCCGTCTGCATTCCGTAGCTCGCCGCCTCTTCCGTCAGGAAGCCCATTTTGACGTCCTCCCAGGACTTTCCCATGAGAGGCCCGACCTGCTCTTCAAGGTTGGCATAATCGTCGGCATCGAGATCGAAGATCACTTCAGCCGGCACGCCTGCCATTGAGGCATAGACAGCGCCGGTCTTCTGCAGAATGCTCTTGTAATCATCCGCCGCGACAAGGTCCCGGACCTTGCGTTTGCGCGCGAATGTCAGCTTGTCGAAAGTCTTGCCGCCGTGCTCGACCGGCTCTTCGAGTGTAAGTTCGACGGGAGTGGTTTTCTGAGACATGTCGTATCTTTCAAAAGAAAAGCCGGGACAGAGCCCGGCCGGTTGAGGTTGGATAGAAAGTTGGAGTTACGCGCCAAGCGCACCGCGCACGCCTTCGAACATGTCGACACCGTCCCGGCGCAGCTGCCGCTCCCAGAAATCGATGTAGAACAGTTCCTTGCCGTCGAGGGTCAGTTCAAAGTGCGTCACTTCGGTGAGCGCATGATTACAGCCCTGGAAGTCGACGGGATCACTTTCGTCGGGCTCCCACTGCGTGACAGCGCCTTCAATGATCGCTCGGCCCGGCACATCCAGGCCGGTGCGCTTGTCCTTATAGGCACCTGCAAACACCCAGCGGTCACGCGCCCCCAGTCCTCCGAAGACGTCGGTGTCGAGCCCCTTGCACATGAATTTGGGCTCCAGCGCCTCAATGCGCGGAAGAGTAAAATCAACGGCAATAACACCGCCGCCAGGGTTATGCCCTGCGTTTGCAAACTTGATCGGCGGAATGGTCAGTTTCGCGATCGTGTGAACCCGAGACGTGCCGGGCGTCTCGGCCCGGCGAACGTCAACGGCGGATAGCATGTAAATCGTCTGCATGATCAGATCCTGAGTTCTGGAAATTGGTTAGTCGTTACCGTGTCAGCGCTGATCAGAGATCGTTCGACAGGCGGGCGATGATTTCGTTGACGAGGTTGTCGACGGCCGGGCGGTACCGGCGGATCTCGTGCTGGGCGAGCTTGAAGACCGGGCAAGGCTCGATGCCAATATCCAGCTTCAGGCGGCCGAGGCGGATATTTTCCGGGCTGTTCTGGCTCTTCTTGAACATCTCGTTTTTCGGCGTATAGCCGAGGATGTTGCCCTCGTTGACGTGATCACGCAGTGCAAACGCAATCGAGTTGATCCAGGCCTCGGCAGTGTCGGCATGAATGCGGCGGCCGAGGAACTGGTTCGTGATCTCGATGATCTGCGTCACGATGTAATCGGTACCGCGCACCTGGTGGATCTGCTCCCACAGTTCCCCCGTCTGAGCGTTGTCGGTACCGATGAAGCGATACCCGCCATCGGCAATCGCGCCATCAACACCGGTTTCGCCCTCGGCCACGATGGCGACGTTCGCCGCAAGCAGCTGCTGGCCCTCGGTGGAGCCGTCCAGCGTGGAAAACGGGATCTTCCGGGAAAGACCGGCAAGGCCGTACAGCTCACGGTTTGCAAACGGGTGGAACGGCTTGCCGCCGCCAACCTGGTTGTCGATCCGCGCCATCAGACCGGCAACGCGCGGCATCATCGGACGGGTGACAACCTGCGCACCATCCCAGACCTTTGCCGCCACACCGATCGGCATCAGACGTTCCGAGGTCATCGTCTCGCGTGCATAAATAGCGTTAGCCGCCGAAGTGTCGTCGACGTCGACCGGTGCGACAGCCATAATCTTGCCGAGGTTGGCTTCCAGCGCCGCGATCACCGGGTTGGTGGTTTCGAGATCCGGGCGCCAGGCAGTGCGACCGGCAACGACAATGCGCGGGGTCTTGTTGACCGCAGAGGGGATGCCGGCAATGCCGTTGACAATGGCGGCAATTGCAGCTGCGGTCGCGGCCACATCCACGCCTTCGGCAACACGAACGATCGTCACATCCGCACCGGAGTTCAGATCGGTCAACTGATCGTTGATCCCTTTGACGGCATCGGCCAGCAGCCCGGTACCGAGGGCAGATACTGCCTCGGCATCGCTGGTCGAGATCCGCACCGGTGTATCAGCCGGGTATTCCGCAACCGAAGCGTTTTCGGACGTTTCGATCAGGAGCATCTGGGAGAAGTCGGCACCAAGCGCCGAAACGATCTCATCATCCGGGCGCGTGAAGCTCATTCCAAAGACTGGTTCGGTCATGCTTTCCTCACATTCAGCCCGACAACCGGGCACAAAAAAACCGCCTCGCGGGCGGTGTTGGGTTGGTTTTAAAAGAACCTTCCGGGCTCAAAGATCGGTATCGATAAGCTCTCCGACCCGATTACGGCCATAGTCAATACAAGCGCCCACCAAAGAGCACCCAGAAGCATTTCCGATAAGGTGTTGCCGAAGCTCGTGCGGAAACGAAGCTCATAAGCCCCCACGCCCAAGGCTGCGAAAGGAACGGCAGCAGCAAGAACCCACGGGCTAGACTCGCTCAAAACGCACCAGGCACCGAGCGCCGGAAGCACGAACAAACCAAGGCGAAGGAACAGTGCAAGGTAGTCTGACCCGAAAGAGACAAACGTCATGACTTTGACGAAAACAGAACTGCGCCGCCGGTCATCGATTTGAAAGTCATCATGTCGATGAAGGTCAAACCACAATCCCCAGCCAGGCGCGCCCCAAATCAGGAAACCAAGTCCGACCACAAGACCAAGAACCGGATCCAGTATGGCGGCGGTCAGCGCACTGAAGATCGCCGACACATAATAGAGCGCGCGGCCCGGAAGCCGATCCGTCAGGCTCGACATTCCCCCGCCCCTGATACGGTTGAACACCATGAAGACTGGCAAAGCTGCCAACCAAGGAAGAAAGATCGATTGCATAGGCATCCTTTCAGGCACAAAAAAACCGCCTTGGAGGCGGTGCGGGTTTCGTTTTTGGTGGCCGGTTAGATTGTTCGGTAGTAGTCCCAGAGACTGTCGACCAACTCGGGTGTTAAGCCAAGCGAGGCGCTGATTTGGACGACCAATGGGTGAAGCCGCTCGTATTCGTTGGCCGTGCGCCAATCGATACTTGCCCGCTTTCGTTCTTCTTCATCAGGCATTGCGGCGATAAGAGCTTCGACGTCTGCCTCGTCCATGTTGACGTTTAAAAGTCCGTGACGCAGCTGTCTCGCCGTCACTGTCGGCATGGACGCCCTTACCTCACCAGGCGTCGGCGGGTTCCACTCGGGGATGACGCCACCGCTTGTTTTCCAAGCTTGTGCAACCTGCGCCACCGTTACCGACCAGCCGTGGTTTTCGCCGGCGCGAAGTCCTGTAACCAGAGTTTCTTCTACACCGCTCGGATAGCGGACAATGTACTCTGCAGCCCCGGTAATTTCATGCATGTCCGTCGCTGTATGATCAGTGTCCGGATGCGCTGAAAAGCCAAGAAAGTCGATAATGATCGCGTCCATTAGGCAATCCTTTGATAGATGCTATGCACGCCGGATGTACCCTTGGCGCGCCATGTACCTGACAGCTGCGACCCAAAGTTCCCGCCGCCTGCAGCCGTGAATGAGTGGCTGGTCCCGGACATGTTGTAGACACTGGAAGAGACGTTTCTGTTTACCGTCCCGTTCGTGTAGACCAGCAGGCAGGTCCCAATCGGGTAGTTGGTTTCCGAGCTGCTCGAAGTTTGGTTGACCAGCGCAAGAGGGTGAATTCCACCGTCATTTTCTTCAGCAACAAAGGCGTTGACGCTGTCGTCCCAGCCTAGAAGACGATCCGCGCCACCACTGTTGGCGTCCTTGCAAACGATCCAGGCATCACCGCTGTTATCCGTATTCACATAGACGTAGCCAGTAGCGTAAACGTGACCGACAACCGTGAGACTTCCCGAGATCGTCCCGCCGACGTCAGACCGCAAAAACTGCGAGCTATCCAATCCATCGAACAGGTAGCTGTCAGCGGCCTTGTCACCGACACCCAGCTTGCCCGCAATTTGACCGGTGATGGTGGTTGCAAAATCCGGATCATTGCCGAGCGCGGTCGCCAATTCGTTTAAGGTGTCGAGTGTTCCGGGCGCCGAGCCAACCAGGTCATCAAGTGCCGCCTGAATGTCCGCCTGGTTCGCCTTCGTTGCCTGAAGGCTTGAAAGCGCTTCCTGCACATTGTTTGCGGTAAGACCGGAGATCGGATCGATGCCGAAGAAAGCCGCCTTGGCGACAATCGCTGTCCACTTCCCGGTCAGATACTGCAGCATCATGCCCTGCGTAACGTCGGTTGTATCCGTGTCCTGCAGGGCTGCGAGCGTGTCAGGGAGGCCCGTGACGCTGTTGGTCAACGTGTCCAGCGCATTCTGTAAACCAGTCACGTCACCAATTTCGTGATCGTGTGCGCTTGCCGCTTTGCCGGCCAGTACAGAGTCAATGCCGTTAAAGAGCAAGTCGACCATGTCGACCATCAACGCGATCCGCGCCATGTCATAGTCGAGATCATTATCGACGTGCGGCTTCGGAAGGTTTTTGTGCTGAGTTACAGCGTCTGTCGGCATCGGAACCTCTTAGTAACCGTAGGCGCGCAGGCGCGCGATGGACGGACGGGCGGCTGGCGTTCCGTTCAGGGTGATCTTCACGCGGCCACCGTTGGGAGCGGAGAAGCCGGCAAGGGCAAGTTTCGGCTCTGTCCAGCCGCCACCAATCGCACGAGCGCTCTCCTGGACAAGAGGCTGCCAATCGTCGTCGCCGGCATCGACAAAGGCCGAAACCGTCGCCCCTGCTGGCTGCCAACGATCGAAGATCTCGCGAAAACCGATTGCCCCGTCGATGGTGAAATGTCGGGAGACATAATCGGCCTGCTCCTGAAGCTGACCACCGACGATCGTGGTTCCTGGCCAAAGAACTGGCGACAGGTATTCCGTCCCGCTCAGAACAGCCCGCAGGATCAGCGTCTCGGAGACATACTCGTCGAACTCGATAGCCTGCCCCGGTGCGAGCGGGATGACATCGCCGTTCGCTCTCTCCAGCTCATAGCGGAAACGGGTTTTGTCGGACTGCAATTCGGCCGTGCCACGCACAACCAGGTCGGTGATTGCCGCAACCTCCCCTTCGAACAGTTGCACCGTCTTCTCAGTCGGGTTGAACCGGGCCGCAACGATATCGATTTTCAGATCGCTTTTCGGGTGCGCAACCCATGTGGTCCGGTTGGAGCCGGAGAACAGATCGCCGTTGGTATAGGGCTGCGATGCCACGAGTTGCTGCGTTTCCGGAACCACTTCACCAAGTGTTGCAATCTTGACCGCGTGGTCCGGATCGTCCGTCATGATGACGATGCAGTATTTTTCCGAAGCACTCAGATAATGCGGAATGCTCCAGCGAGGCTGAACCGTATCTCCCGGCTGAACGCCTGCCATCGGGATGAAAGCATCGGCAAGGATCTCGTTGGTCGGATATCCATTGAGCGTCGTGGCGAGCTGACACAGAAGGCCGTTCGACGCGCTGCCAACCGCCGCGATCTCCACGTCAAAGCCGAGCATGAAACAATCGTTCGGTGGGACAAAGGTCCATGCCAGTGGATCGCCGTTCATCCCGCCTTCCCGCCCATTGCCACCATTTGAACCAGAGTTACGGTTCGACACGTTGGTAACATTGGTGACGCGCGTGATCTGGTTGATAACGTTGATCACCGGCGGCGGAGCGGAATGCGTGACAAGATGCACCTGCCGCATGACCTCCACCGTGATCTGACCGCTGCCTACAAAAGAGGCCTGGGCAAAGCCGCCTGCGGCCCCTTCCGCCCGGATCGCATGCGTCCCGGTCGGGACACGCGTCGGGATCTGGAATGTGCCGGCAATCTCGCCGTTGGCATCCGCAACAAGAGGCCCGGCCGGCGTTACGTCCCGTCCGCCGAACAGAAGCTTTTCAAGCTGCTCATTCGGCGCGAAGCCTTCAATGCTGAAATCGATATCGATCTGCCGAAGGAACTCAGCCTCACGGGTCGATTGACTGACTTCCTCGTTGATCGTCGACCTGCCCGGAGATTGCCCTGGCGCTGCGGTGAACTCACGCGTAACGGCGGACGTCCACTGCGTTTCGGTCGCCGTCCACAAATCGTTATTCGGGTTGAGCGCCAGCAAACCCGGCATCGGGTTGAAGTTGGCATAGGGGTTGACCTTCATCGACCCGGTTGCAAGCGGCTGCGAGATAATCACCTGTTCGGTGTAATCCAGCATCTCCAGCCCGCCGACCGTTTGCAGGAACGTCTGATAGACCGGTAACTGCAAGACGCCCTGGTTGGCGGCGGCCGACTGAACAACGCCCGCGTCGCGGTAAAAGTCAGACCGGAAATCATCCGTGAAAATACCATCGGCAGAGACAGCCGCCGCATCCGGTACCGACTGCTCCAGAATGGTCCGGTTAAGCTGATCGGCCAGCTTAACAACCAGCGAGAAGTGCGCCCGGACTTCCTCATAGGTCGCAACGCGGGTGCCGTTGTTGACGATCTCCGGAGCACCGTCCCAGGTGTTGTGGATCTCGGCAAGCTTCAGATGCCCTTCAGGCGCCTTTGGCGGCAAGGCGCCCTTGCGGGCCGATACGCCTTCGACGACAAATGGCGTGCCGTTGATATCAAAAACCAGAATATCCTTGCGCGGGATCTTGGAATTATAGGTCAGCAACACCGTTTCCCCGGTAACGCCTCCGGACAAGGTCACAGTGGTGGCGTCAAACGCATCGGGCGCAACCTGGTCGAAATAGAGATAAGTCACGACATAGGTGCTGCCGCTCGCCGGCTCGTCTCCGGCCGGTGCCCAGGAGATCTCGTCACCCTGCAGCGTGTAGGTTGCCGGATCGAAGGTAGTGCCGCCCTGCGTCACGCTTTCGATCCGGACGATTGATCCTTCCTGCAAGGTGTCGAGGCCATTCGGCACCGCCCCACGGGTGACGTTTTCCAAAACGCGCTTGGTCACAACGGCCGAGACCAGGTTGGCGATCGGCGGGCGGCCGACTGTCAGGACAGCGGTACCGCTGCCGGCATCGGCGAAGCTGAGCGTTTCAGCGGAGACCAGTTCAAGGTCCGGATTTTCCGGCAGAAACAGCGTAAAGGCGGTTTCACGGGTGCGCCGCCAGCCCTGAATGTTGGCTGCGCCGGCAGCGATTGAGAGGATCTGATTGCCCTCGCCATCGTTACCGAGCGCGGTTACCTCACAGCCAGAGACGATATAGGACCCGCGAGCGCGATCGTAGATGGCATTCGTCGCCAAAGGTCCGTCAAAGGCGGCCGGCGCTGTCTGGTCGACTACCGTGCCGTCACGAACCTGATAGACCTGAATGAACTGGCCTTCGCCGCCATCATTCAGCAAAGCCCAGGCGAGAGTCCTGTTAGCGCGATGGGCACCGGGTTCGCCCTCCGCTTCGCTACCAGGCTGCAAGCCAACAAGCGACGCATCTTCTTCATGACCGACATATGTGACCACTTGGCGCACGCCAACGATCACGTCGCCGGCAATGACAACATTGTCGAACTGAGCCGCTGGGACGGCCAAAACGTGGCCATCGATATAGATCCGGCCGGGCTGCAAAATGATGCTGGCGGTGGTCGGTACGACATTCGGATCTTCCGGATCGATGTCGAGGGCAACCTTGATTTCCGCACCGCTTTCCCGGTTACCGTTTCCGGCGACCATGTTGCCGATCGCCTGAATGCGGCGGCCAGTCAGGCCCTGAATTTCATTGAGTTCCGCACCCTGGACATACCGATCCTCGACAAAGACCAATTCCGTGCGCTTATCCGGGGCGCTAGGCGTTCTGTCGAAAGCTCCGGGAATGCCGGACTCGTGTTCGTATGCCATCAGAACCTCAAGAAAAATTGGACGTGCTCCCGCACTGTCTCTCCAAAGAGAATGGAGACGGGTTGCGCAGCGATTTCCGTGCCGCCGGTCAGGCCGGCGGGCTCCAGCCACAGTTGGCCGGGTTTTGTTTGATCGGTGACATCGGCGTCGATCACGACCGAAACGGATGCGGCTTCAGAGCCGTAACCATCCCCGAACCCCGTCCTTGCGAAGACATGCACACCGAGCGGGTTTTCGGTGCCGGGCTCCAGAAAGTCGGGGCCGAAGGCGTAACCACTCAGGCCCTGGTCAACAGCCCGGCAAACCGCTTTGCGGTAACCGATGGTTTGGGCCTGGGCATCCGCGAACCGGAGCCAGCACGGCAGCCCCTCCAGAGACGTCGCCAGCGAGACCCGCCGGGCCTGTTCCGCATCGTTCGACCACTTGAACGTCGCAGACACCCACCGAAAGTTCATGTCAGCCCAAAGAGAGCTATCAATCTCGGGTATCCAGATGCCTATGGAGGTCAGTTCCGCTTCAGTCAGAACGTGGCTGAACTGGTAGTTTCGCCCGAAGGACCATTTCGGCCCCTTGCCGTCGATCCGTACACCGCTGTCATTGGACAGGATCGAGCCGCTCAATCGCGTCCGGCACCCCTCGGCGGCTGGCACGTCATGCCCGTGAACGCCGCGCCGGAACGTCGAGCGCTCCGGGATACTCAGGTCAACGATGCCGGCGATCTTGAAAAGATCTTCGCGATCATCTCGAACCCGATCCAGATTAATCTGGAACTCAGCCCACGCAAGCCGCCGCGCCGGCGGGTCCTTGAGAGTGCCCGAATAGCCGACAATCGCGAGGCCCCGGTTGACCGCTTCATGCGTGCCCCTCACCTCGCACCACGGACGCCGAAGAGCAAGGATGGCGGCATAGGTTTCAACGAATGGCTGGAGAACCCCCATGCCAAACTCTTGAACCAGATAGGGACGCAGATCCGGGGGCTGCACGATGTGCTTCCACCCGGAAATATAGCTCAGGGCGGGATCAATCTTCGGTGCCTGATCCCCTGCCCGATCGAGCGCGACTTCAATCGGTGTCGCATTGGACGGAAGAAGTGTCTCGGTCATCGGCCCCGCCCGGCAAACTGAACGGTCACTTCACCAATCTTGACGGCTTCCTCCGGGCTTGCGACCACATCAGCCACCGGTGCGTTGACCACGACATTTGAAACGCCGGCCACCATCGCAGCCTTGCTCACCCAAGCCTGATACAGGTCGAGCCCCAACAGGTTCTCCTGATCGCGCGCCAGGCGAATGAGATCTGGAAGCTCTGCGAGAACGTCTTCCGAAGCATCCGGTGTCAGGGTGACGGAAAGATCGATCGCCACCACTTTCTGAACAGCGGAAATCACGTTGTAGCGGTCAGACACCAGACGAACCTCAGGAGCTTCAAGAGCTGCCCGAACTGTCGCAAGAAGGGACGCAGAAGCCGCGCCGCCAACGTCGGTCGACAGCACCGCAATGTTGACGGTCGGGTCTCTTCCAACGGTCCATGTCGCGATGTCGCGAACTTTGGGGCTCGATGCCATGGCAATGGCCTTGAACCGCTCATGGGTGCCGCCAGGAGACCTTCCAATGGTTGCCAGCTGAACGCGCTCACGCAAACGATCATCCGTTTCACCTGCGAGCCTGGCAACACCGTAGTGCGACGCCAGATGCTCAAGATCGGTGCCGGACGAATATGCAAGGATCTGGTTCCGAGCGACATGGTTCGCACGGGTGCGCAAGCGGATCTCGCGATAAGAGAAGGCTTCCAGAACGATCTTGACCGGATCGGTTTCGAGCGCACCAACATCATAGTCGATACCTGCGGCAGCAAACAAATCCCTCACCTCATCAGTGAATCCTTGCAATATGGTCTCGTAATCCAGCTCCTCAATCACTTGAGGATCTGGAAGGCTGGAAAGATCGATCACGGTTTACCCTCAGATGACCGAGGCCGAGGCGGAGCCGCCTGCAAAACGCACGGAAAAGGAAAGATTGCGCTCGATAGTGAAGTCACCAAGATGACCGCGAGGCCGATAGTCCGCCTCAATGACGATACCGACTGTGCCGCGACGCACTGCGTCAGCCGAACCGCTGAAAGAAACCCGGCGCACATGCAGACGGGGCTCCCAGAGATCGATGGCTGTTCCGATCACTTGCTGAACGATCGCCATCAGTGACGGCTTGACCGCCCGGCCGAGCAGTTCCGCCACCCCGCCACCGAACTGCCGGCGCATCACGCGCGATCCGATACCCGTTGACAGGATCACTTCCACGCTCTGAAGCGTGTGCGTGAGATTGTCGAGCGGGAGCATCGTCACGCGGTCAAAACCGGACATGGCTTATTCTTCGCCTTCCACGGACTCGGCACTGCCTGCCGTAGCTATCGGCTTGGTCGTCAGGAGCCGCCCGAGCGAAACGTCATGCATCGCCTCTCCCTCGGTCAGACGCAGTTTGCGGCTTGCGGGAATGCGAGCGGCGCTGATCGCGCTGACACCGTCAGCGACGTAATAAGTCTTCTTCGACATGGATTTCTCCTAATGCGGTCCTTCGGTGTCCGCTCCGCCGGGGATGACCCCGGAGTGGACATGATCGTCGCCGATGTTGGTGCCGTTATGTTTGACGTGCCCGGCTGCAAAATCGACCTTGCCTTTGACCAGCAAGTTTCCTTCGATTTCGACGTCTGCGATGAATTTCACCAAGCCACAATCGACGGTCAAAGTTCCGTCTTTCAATGTGACCGTAGCCCCCAATCCCTTTAGGACATTTGCCATCAAATCGGAGCTCGGCGCAGGATTGCTGTCGGTAAACCCACCTCGAAGCAACACCCCCTGCCGAATGTCGCCGTTCGGGCTGAGTACGCCGACAACTTGCCCCTTCGATAGAGGTATCCAGGATGACGTTTGGCCGCCGCTTTCCGGGTGTGGCAACCAGGGTGACAGGAATGGACCGTCATCTCCATCGCCAAGCTTGATCCGGTAACCCTTGGCAGAGTTGATTTCTTCAATAGGTCCGATCCGGATCATCTGCCCGAACCGGGTTTTCAGCATCTCGATATCGATGCGCTGCCCTGTCAGAAACTCAATCATGCTCCAACCTCGACCGGCTGCCTGCCCGTGACATCAATCGTCACATTGGTGATTTCGCTGTCCTCATCCGCATTCGGGACGTATTCGAAGCCAAGCGAACCGAGCTCGGCCAAGGTCAGCCCGATCCGCTCGCGCGCCTCTTCAAGATCCTCAGGGGACGCCGGGATCTGATCGAGGATCAGCGCTCCAAGCTTCTGATCATCGACATCGCCAGAGGCCAGAATTGCAAGGAACTTCGCAAACGGAGCACCGGCGGGGATGTCGTCAAGGAACTGCGGATCTTGCAGGGCGTCGACCGTAAACGTCAGCTTCTGCGCTGCCACCCGCTCGCCCGTCCGATCGCTACCTGCGCGCTCACAGGTGACTTTGACGACGCGGCGGATCAAGCCGCGCAACACTTCCGCAGCTTCGTTCTGCCCATCTGACAGACCAGACCGAATTTGCCGCCCCAGAATGTCCAGGTAGAAATCATGCAATCGGCTGGCGTGAGGGATGGTCGGGAAAATGACCTTCATCTTACTTCCCGGACGATCCGGATCATCAACCTCTTCTTGCATGGCGTCGGTGACACCGTATTCGAGGCAGAGGTTCACAAGACCGTTCTCGTGGAACGCGCGCTGCTCGTCAGGCTTGGCTTCCGCATCATCAGTGTAGACCGCGATGAAGCGGCCCTTTTTGGGTTTGATGTGCAAGCCCTTTTCATCCTCGCCGAGAATGCCGATCTCGCTGTCGAGCACGTTGTCACCGGCGACGGTGCGGTCCTTGAGGGCCTTCACCGCCAACATTCTCAATGCAATCCGCACAAGGCTCATCAGCTGTCCCCAAGATTGATAATCAGACGGCCATGGCCGTTCGGATCGACGGAAGAAACGCGCCAACGCGGTTCGCCTGGTCGCTCCAATGCAATGACTTCGTCACCCTGCCGAACATCGAGGTCTGGATAGACCGCTGGATCCGGCTTCAAAACCGCACCGCCTGTCCGAACATTGCCGCTGAACTGGCCCGACCGGTCACCAGACAGAGACTGGTTCTCGCGATCCTCTTCAACCAATGGGGCAACGATCTCGCGTGCCGGCCGCTCCGGATCTTCCCGGCCATCCTTCCAGGCAACGATCCTGACGCGTTCTGCAAACATGCCGTCCACACTTGAGTGAAGACGGCGCTTGTATTGATCGAACTGCGACATGTTTCATGCGCCTCGTTGTCAGAATTTGGCGTCAGCAAGGGCGCTTTCTGCACCATCCAAGGCCGCCTGAGCAGTCGCTTTGGCCTCGTCACTTTCCGCTTTCTCAATAGCTTCCTTCGCCGCCGCGACGGCCTTTTCGAGCCCGGCGAGTTCGGCCTTCTTCTTGTCTGTCCCCTCCGAGCTTTGGACCTGCTTGGTGGTCGAAGTTGCTTTTTCTGCGAACCGGTCGCTGACAAGGTGCTCGCCGTAGGCAATCGGAACAGTGACCACCTCACCGGGCTCGCAAACCCGGTCCTTCGCAGAATTGAGAACGTCCTTCGGGATGATGCCGCCGAGGGGGAACTGGATTTTCATGGTCGTTTTGGAAGCCATTTCACGTCTCCTTTTGATGTCGAAAGGCTGAATGCCTTCGGAGATCAAAAGAAACCCCGGGGCAATGCTCCGGGGTTTTTCGCAGGTCAGATCCGGGCGGCTTAGACCGTCAGGCGCCGGAGCGCTCCAGGCCGGGTGCAAAGCGAGATCACGTTTGTCTGGACCTCGATTTCTGCCTTCTTGCCGTTCTGCGGCACCCAGACTTTTGCGTAGCGCGGCAGGCCCGGTGTGTTCACCGTCTCAATGTAATCGGCCGGCGCGAAACGGCTGATGAAAAGCCCGGAAACACCCATCGGCGTTACACGGCCCTCGTTCTCCGCGATGTAGCCAACGCCACCGTTATCGGCTTTGGCCCTGCTGCCGTTCCGATAACGTTCAAAGGTGAATTTGCCGATCTGGTACCTGTCCGGAATGGCCTGGCGAAGCTGGTCAGCGCCGACAGTATTCAGAAACGTTTCGCGGATACGCTTGTGGTTCCAGACCTTCAGGTGGAACTCGCGGCCGGTCCAGACATGGAAACCGGTATAGTAATCGTCGAGAGAGTCTTCGATGGACCAGGCAACGTCCGTTTCAAGGATCTCGTCGACCTTGGCGGCTTCGTTGTCCAGATCCAGACTGACGGCAGCCGGTACGGCAATCCCGAACCGCGAGTAGAGATTTTCGAGGACCACGCCGGATTTGGTGACCACGATGCCCTTGATCGCGCCGGCGCGCTGATGTTCCAGCGTCATGTCGAGATCGCGCAGATGACGATCGGTCTTCGACCGGACCCGGTCCATGACTTGCTCGACTTCGGTTTCGGAACCGAATGCACGGACGCCCTGAACTTCATCTGCCTTGACCGCGTCATCGCGCTCATAGTGAGGAACCGAAAACGGGACCAGACCGCGACTGCCGTCGCCAGTCGTCTCACCCGGACCACCGCGCTCGGTCGGCTCCACAAGGCTCAGCTGCCCCTTCTGGTTCTCAACAGAGATAATGGTCGTATTGACGCTGTTCTCTTCGAACATACCAGAGGAAGAGATCTGTCCAGGACGGTAAGGCTGTTCGTTGACGGTTGCCGTGAGGTTCTGAACGCTGAATGCATCGTCATTGAAAATATCGAGTGTCGGCATGCAGGGTCCTCCTTAGCGTGCCTTGATGCCGACAGCGCGCAGCTGGTCGAGCTTGGTTGCAGTTTTGGCGTCATCGTCAACGGAGGCATGGAAAAGAAGCATCGGCTTCTTGACCTCTGTGTCGGCGGTGTAGGCGACGACTTTCTGGTCCGCGTCGGTTGCGTCGACACGATATCCAAGGATCGCCGTTGCAACCTCTGCCCCTTCCTTGCCAGCGACCTGGGCGTTCGGCGAGAAAACATATTTCTCCGAAGCGGTGACTTTGCCGAGGACGGAACCGGGCTCAAGAACACCTTCCCCGGAAGCGATAGTCACGGCGTCGACGGACCGCTTGCCCGATGCTTCGGACAGCACAAAGGCCAGATTGCGCGGCCCCATGGTCTTGTTCTCCATGGCTTATGCACCTTTCATCTGCTGAGCGCGGGAGGCAAAGATGCCTGCGCGGTTGAGTTTCGCCTGTGCAGGCTTCGGGCCATCGGAGGGTAGAGCCTGGCCGGAGGCACGAAGTCGCTCGGCTTCATAGGCGGCCGGGTTCGCCTCTTCTTCTGCTTCACTCGTCGGCTGTGCGGCGACGCCTGCAGCGAGAATTGCGACCGCGTCTTCGGCGGTCATGTCGGTGCTAAACGCAAGGTGCTGCGCCTGAGCCTCGCGACCTTTTGCTTCATCAGAGCCAAGAATGGCCTTGATGCGCGTCTGGGCAGCGGCGGTCGCATCGGCAGTCACCTTTGCGACATCGACGGATTTGCCGCCCGCCTCGGTTGTTTCAGCCATGCTAGTCTCCTCTTGGCTGGTTGGTGCGGCGGACGCCGCAATTCGGTTGATCTCGCGTTCGAAGGTCCACCCCTTCTCGACGGAAAGGGCGACAAGACGCGCCGGTGCGTTGGCATAAACGCGATAATCGAAGGCGGTTGCCTGCTTGGCCTTGGCCTCTTCGGCTTCGTCGGCAAACCCGGCCTCGACCGCCTCTTCGGCGGTGAACCAGGTTTCGTCCTTCATGATCTGACGAACCTCTGCCAGATCCTTTCCGCTGCGAGCGCTGTAGAGCGACGACATCTGCTCGGCGAGCTTGTTGAGCGCTGCGGAGGTTTTGTCGTGGTCGCTGGCGGTTCCGTAGGTCGACCCGGACGGATCGTGGATCATCAGCTCGGAACCTGCACGCATGACGATGCTGTCGCCAGCGAGCGCAATGACCGAGGCGGCCGAGGCGGCGATCGCGTCGATCTTGACGGTCACGGTGCCGTTGTGCGCCTTCAAGGCGTTGTAGATCGCGATGCCTTCGAAGGCGTATCCGCCACCGGAGTTCAGCAATACGGTCAGGTCGTTGTCGGTGCCGTGCTCCGCAAGCGCCTGCAGCACCTCGCTCGACGTGAAACCTTCACGCCAAAGACTTTCCCCAACGAACCCGTAAAGAACGAGTTCGCCGTTCACATAAACCGCCATCGGTCTTTCCTTGATTTAGATGAAACGAAGTCTGCGAGAACGGCCCTGCCGCCCCTGCCCGTTCGGGCGAGCGCATTGCCCTTCGTAGTCGGCAATCAGGCTTTTGAGCTGCGTGACGTTGGCCTTGCTGAAGGTGACCTCTTCACCACCCATGCGGATGATCAATTCTGAAGACCCGCTCGCGACAGCGATCAGGCGCTTCTTCAACGCCGTAACAACGTCGCAAGGTGCGTTGATGTCGACATCTTCACCGCCGATCTGGATGATCGAGGAAATACTCAAACCTCTTCCTCCTTCGGATCGTCGGACTCTTCAACCGGAATGCGCGCTGCTGGCTCTTTAGGTGCGTAGGGCGAAACCATGCCGGCCTCTAAATAGCGGCGATGTGTTTCGAGCCGCTGTTCGAAGAGATCGTCCGGATCAAGCCCCAGATCCGCAGCCTCGATCTCGATAGAGCTTGTGCCGTTGTTCAGCCGCTCGCTGGAGGCCTTAGCACTCTTCACATCGTCGGCAGTCGGCTTTGGCGGACCTTCCCAGGACGCCTGCAGGATGGCTTCACGGTTTGCAAGGAACGCGCGATACCCGCCTTTGAAGGGAATGCGCCCTTCTCCGATCTCCTCGTCGAGCCACGCTTCATAAACGGTACGCTCAACCGGTACTGCACAATGATCGCGCCGCCGCTTGACCACCGGCCAGATGGATGAATTTTCCATCCGTACGGACGAATAGGTCGCGTTGGTATGATCCATGGTAAGCGCGCCATAGGAAATACCGATGGCGCGGGCTGTGTCGCGCGACAAAGCATTCGAAAACGGCAGATACTGGTTTCCCGGAGTGCCGGCCGCCTTGAAATCGAGCTTCTCGCCTGGAGCCAGGTGCGAAACCTGCGGGTCGCCGCCAATACGGATCTCGGACTCGGCCGCAGCTTCCAGACTGCCCTTCAGGTAGTCGACATAGTCGTTAGCGTAGTCAGAAGCGCCCTCGACATTTTCCGATTTCAGGACCTCAAGCGCCTCGAAGGCTTCCATGGTCGGCTTTTCGCTCGTGAGCGTTGCCGCAAAAACGGTCTGCAAGATCGCGGTCTGGAGTGTGGCATCGTCCAGCAACTCGTGCTGGATATGCTTGCGGAACGCAGATGCAAGAACCGAGATCCCCCGAACATCCGTCGCGTCCATCGGATTGAAGACGTGAAGGACGATGTCCCGCCCGGAGCGATCATACGCATCATACTTGCGTTTGACGGAAATCCCGGCCTCGCGCTCCTCAAAGAGATAGCCGACAGGCCTGCCGTTTTCGTCCTGGTAGACGCCCTGATAGAGCCCCTCAACCTCGTTTGTATCCTGAACGAGACGATGGGGCGGTGTCAGACAAAGTTTCGTGCCGGTTGTGATCCCGTAGCGGCGACGGACTGCGCGAGGCATGTACTCAAGAAGACCGGTAACTTCGCCGTATGCCATATCCCAGCGAAGGGCGACGTCGACGAGCTGCGACAAGCTGAACTTGCCCCGGAAATCCACCTCTTTCCGGTTCTTCCGGTACCGGTTCCAACGACGCTTGACGAGGCGACGCCATTCCTTGATCTCATCGTCGCTCCAGCCCAAACCTGAGAAGTCGGGCGTTGGCGTCATCTTGAGCCCGCTTCCGACCGTGTCGGCAATCACCTGGTCAGCAGCACCGCGGAGCCGGCCGGAATTCTTGATAAGGTCCAGCGCGAGTGCCGCGGCGCGTTGCCACGATTGACGGATATCGTCCCGGCTCTCGACCAGAGAAACCATGCGCGAGGCAATGACACCGGAACGGGTGTCCCGGAGATAGCGGCTCTGCGGCCGAAAATCGGAACGCGCGCGCAGCGGACGGCCATGCACGTCAATCAGCCCGTTCGTTTTCGCCATTTGCTGCGCGATGCCTTCTCAGGTTCAGGGTTGGTTTCTGGTTCGGTTTCCGGTGCGGGCTCCGGTGCCGGCTGGCTCAGGAGATCCTCGAAATCGCCTTGCGCCTCTTTCGGGAACGTTTCCCGTTCAGCCTCGTATTTGTCCCAAAGCAATTCGGGCATGTCGCGAACACCAAACCGAAGCGCCGCCGCCTCTGCCTGGTTCATGGTGTCGAGGGCTTCGTTCGCCTGCTTTGGGTCTTTTTCCCAATTGTAGACGTCAAAACCATCCTTGTTTTTCTTCGAGACACGACGCTCGGCCGTCACCTGCCGGTAATATTCATCGTCCAACCCGGTCGGGAACGCGATGTAACCGGCTGCCAGCGGATCTTCTTTGCGGCAATTCCTGTAAAGCGCCATTTTCATTACCGATGCATTGAAGGAATAGAAGCGTTTCGACCACTTCAGGAGCTTGCCTGTCTTCTTGTGCCGTTCCTTCTTGACCGGCAGAAGCATCGGAGCGCTGTCGGAATTGTTGCCGCGAACCATCATCACGACGCTGGCCGGGTGTTTCTTCACCCATTCCCAAACATCTTCGGTGTAGGCGTTGCCGTCGATGGCAATCCGATCAGCAGAGATTTTCCGGCCATAGGCATTCGGCCAGGTCTGTTTCACCAGGACATTTAGTTTTTCCTGACAGCTCTCTTCCGAGATATGCCCCGGAAAAACGCCATACTGGATCACGAACCGGTTCTTGTTTCGGCCCCATCCGACGACCTGCCATTCCACTCGATCGTCCTGACAATCGATGCCGATCGTGAGGATCACAGCTCCCGGAGGAATGCGCCCACGGGCATAGTCAGAGACCGCCCCGCGGTCGCGCAGGCCTTCCCACGGCGGTGCTTCACCTTGCGTCTGAAACGCTAGGCCGACGACGTCGTTCATAAACGTCTGCTCGCTTGCCGGATCTCCCTTGGCCTTCAACCATGCGCGGGCGATCCGCTCAAAGGTTTGCAACACCGAATAGGCAGACCAGATCCAGAAAGAGCGATGCTGACGCTTCGCCTTCGGGTTCTGAGCGCGCCATTCCAGGCGCTTGTTCAACTCAGACCGGTGATGCTCCTCAATTGCGGCGCCGCAATCGGGCGCTTCGCAATAGAAACAAGCATTCTCCGGGTGCTCTTCATCCAGATGGGCAAGCATGTTTTCCCATCTGAGAACCTGCATGTGACCGCAATGCGGACACGGGACGTAAGGAAGCTCCTGACTTCCATCTTCAAAGTTGCGCGTGATGCGGCATCCCGGCATCACAAGCGGCGTCGAGATCTTGAAGATCTTGGCGAATTCGTGCGCCTGGCTGCGGCTGTCGGCCTGCGCCTCCGGATCACCGGCTGTATTGGTTTCCCATTTCGCCAGATCGTCCTGCACCTGGCGCTTCATCGTCACCTGGCTGAGCGATGCCGGCGAGTTCGCACCGGAGATCTGGATAGCTCCTCGACCATCCACCCGCTCCTTGTAAAGAACGGAGTCGCTGCCATCGCGAGACGACTGCGGAAACAGCGCCTTCAACGATGCCGAGTTCTTCAGCATCGGCGACAGCTTCATCTTCGACCAGCGCTTCGCGTTCCCCTCAGTCGGATGGACATAGAGGAAATCAACCGGGTCCATTTCAATGGAGCCGCAGGTGAAGATGTTGGCGAGCACAGTGCCGCCAAGCTGCGCGCTTTTTGCCAGCGTCACGATCCGGCAAGGATCGTCGGGCGAAAGCGCGCGCAAGATCTCGTCAAAATATCCGAACAGGTTCCGGTTGTAGTTGCCCTTGAAGGGGCTTTCACGCTCGGAAAAGCTGACCTTGTTCTCGGCGTAATCCAGATAATCGACAGGCGGCGGCGGGTTCAAAACTTCAGACAGGGCCTCAAGCGACAAGCGGCGCGGGTTCGCTGTGTCGACTGTGAGGCAGGTCATTCTTCTTCGCTGGTCTCGATTTCCGACTTGATCGTTTCGGGTTCTTCATCCGCCTCATTGCGAGCAGCCTTCGCGGCCTTCGCGCGGATCTCTCGGAACTCCCCCCGCAGGAGGTGAAGAACGTCCCTTGAAGGCACCTTGAACTTGCCCGCAACAGCATTTGCGAAGTCCGGCAGGCTGCCCTCAAATATGTCGAGAAGCTTGCCGGCCATCTGGTTCATTTCAGCCTTTACCGCGGCTGTCTCAGTGAACCGGCCCTTCCGCTTCTCTTCTTCCTCTGTAGCCTTCCGGCTGGTAATGCGCGCCTGCAGGAGCTTTTCCTGCTTGAGCTGATCCTCAACTGTCGGGCCTGTGTCTTCTGGCGTAGGCCAGGCAGCAGGAGATCGCTGCGCCGGACCTGGTTGGAAAGGCAGCTCCCTTCCAGCCGGATGCAGCGGATCGGCTGGCGGTTGCTGGAGGCGCGTGCCGAGACCGTTGCCCATCATCTGGCCGATATCCAGCTTCATGCGAAGCTGCGCCAAGGCAGGCTGAACCCGGATCTTGGCGCGGCGGCCCTCGCCGTCCAACGCCTCACCGGAAAGCTTGCCTTCGCTGATGTATTGCGAAACCCGGCCCGGAGTGACGCGGATCAGTTGCGCAAACTCTCCTTTGGACAGGGTTTCCGGCATAGGTGCGTCCACCGCCCAGATCCCCTCAAGTTCTCAACTTTAGAAGTTTAGCCCTCAACTTTAATTTTAGGCTTTGAATTTAGCGTCAGACTGACGAGATCTCGGGAGCTTCCCGCCCGTGGCGGGGCGAGGCCCGGTGTACGGTCCCTAAAGCCTTCAGCTGAAGACCTTGCCTGTCTCGCGCTTCACCTCATGGATGACACGCATCGGCAAGACCTTGGCAACAGTTATCTGCCATGCTTCAGCACTCGCGCCCTTCACCAGTTCCCTTGGCAAGATGACGCCTGACTTCTGCTTCTTGATCGGCAGGCGTCCTGAACCCGAACGCGCATAGACATGCCCGCCCATGTTGAGAGCGACACGAGACGGAAACTTTCCGCCCCTGATGAACGTGCCTTTGAAGATCTTGCGCTGACCGAAAGGCCTGGCGCTGACACCGCTGCGGGTTTCCCTCGCGTCGAAATGCTTGAGGGCGATATCCCCGCCCCGCGCCTTGATCCGGTATACGAGCGACGAGGCCGAGGCCCGAACCGGGACCATGGCAGCCCGGACGGTTCGCAGTTTCAGGCCGGTTTGCTTCACCAGCGCACGGCCCGTCCTGGTCCGCCCCTGCGATCCCGCCCGGTTCAACGACCGCGATCCAATCAAACGGATCGTCCGGCCCGAAAGTTTGGACATGGCACGATCCAGCTCCCTGATGCCGGTGACATCAGACCAATACATACCGAGCATGCCAGAACCTCAGATCAGGGTTTGATCGATACTGCCGAAGAGCTGCGCACAGCTGTCGATACGATCAAGCGCGCACATGGCACCCCCAACAAAAAACCCCGCGGGCGTTGCCAGCGGGGTGTGAACCTTTTTCAGTGCGGTTTTTGTATGTCAAGCGTCAGGTTGCAGTCAAGGATATTTTTCGCGCAATACGGATCGGGCGACCTCTCAACCGCTTCTCGGTGTCGACAACGTTCCACGGCTCTGCTGGCCTCGGGGTCATCACGGGCTCATAGTCGGTGAGACTATTCCCAAGCATTTCAACGAGTTCACCAAGGGCTGCCAGCCAAAGCTGATATTCGCCACGCTTCACCAACGCCTCGTGCGGATCGGGATGCAGATATCTCTTCTGATACGCACCACGCTTCGGGCGCTTCCGGTATTTGTCCCAGCCATCATCCTGCTCAACCTGCGCAGTCACCCGCGTGCCGCCATCGTCATAGTACCGGTGCTTGACCAACCGAAACCAGACCGGGCCACCGTGCTCGCCGCAAACAGTCAGCAGCTCAGGCGTTTCGCAACTTCCATCCGGGCAGCCGCCCATGATCGCGTAAGTCTGCACCAGTTGACCAACTGGACGCTGCAGCCAACGCTGCCCCTGACCATCCATGACGGTCAGACTGTTCACAGCGCCATTGATTGCGTTCCGCCCATGCTCGCCGAAGGCGGCCAGTTCCGGCATCGGACACCAATCGGGCGGCAGATCGAGATCCAGAAAATTGAAAGAACAGACCGCCTCATGCACCTTCATGGCATCGGGATGCACGACCTCATCAAATCGCGAGAATTGACGGTCAGGTGCTCTGCCGGAGGTATCGACCCTGGTGCCCAGCAGCCCCAGCTCAATGATGGCGAGGAAGTTCGAGCCAGCCACCGCGCTTTGAACCCCGTCACGAGCCCCCTTCGGCAGCTCTTCGCAATAGGCCCACTTCAGCAGCTTTTCGATATCGATGCGTTTCTTCATGCCCAAGCCCCGGTTTTGCAGGATTTCAAGTAGTGGTCCATGTGGTCCATAGTGGTCCAGTTAAATAAAAGACTATATGGACCGGCATTCTCAATGCTCTTCAATGACTTAGCGCCATGGTCCAGATGGTCCAGGCAAACCAGCCATGGTGAGAGCAGGTGCAAAGGGGTAGATCGCCAAACAGACCTCACGCGCGCGCGGGGCGTGATTTTGTATGGACCACGTGGACCATATGGACCAACCGTTGATTTCATTGGCAAATCCCGGTCCACTCTGAGACCGGTGGTCCACACAGAGGGTGGACCAAGGCTGCCGGAAAGCCGTTTTCTCCCTCTCATCCTGTCTCTCTCCACGCGGAGAGCTCGCTTTGAAAGGGCGGCAAGTCGATCTCTACGGGCCAATCGACAGCCTGCCCAACAGCCTCTTCGAAACTTCGCCGGCACTCTTCCAGGCTTGGAAAGATATAGACCCGTTTCCGCGTACCACCGTCGCGTGGCCGCGCCTCCGGAATCCCAGGAATAAGCTTCAACAATGATTTGCCGAACTGGTTCAGGTCTGCGCGCCGCTTGATCCCAACCTTGTCAGCCGAGGCGAGATATTCCTCGTAGAGGATCTGCTTGATGATGCTGCCACCTGGTTGCCAGCTGTCATCTGCCTTGAGCAGCGTCCCCTCATAAAGCCGCTCGAAAAAGAACTGATCAACGCTGTCCAGTGACCGCAGCTTTTGTTGCAGCAGCGCGCCCGTCCGCGGGATCTGGCGCAGGTTGACGGAATTCAGATCGAAAGCCAGCAGATCGGCCAGCAGCGCCTGGCGCCCGCCCTCCTCCAGCTCAGCCATCATTTCACCGAAATACCCGTGGTTTTCCTTGGCGTTTGGCGCACAGTCCAACACGCAATACCGGCGTTCATCCTTGCCGGCCGGAACAACCCAATCCTCGTTGGAGGTCATCATGATCCGCACGAAGTTGTCGAGCCGGTACGGGTCAACACCTTTCGACTCGATCATCTGCGTTTTTGAGGTGATCAACCCCTTGAGACGACCTTCCGCCACCTTGTCGCCAGCCCAAACAGCCTCTTCGGCCTGAAGTAACAGACACGCGCTCATGTGAGCGTTGAACTGCCCGGTAATGTACCGGGGATCATCCACCTGGAAGAAATGAGGCGCAATCAGGCTGCCCATCACTTCACCCATGATCGACTTGCCGGTTCCCATCAAACCACGGATGACAAGCGCAGTGCCCGGCCGTTCGCGCGGCCGCTGAAGCATATGGGCAAACCAGGCAAACACCCAACGGAACAGCTCGGTGTCTTCGTTGCAGATGTTGGTCAGCATGTGGTCCTTCAGCACCGACCATGATCCGGCCCTTGCATCTGGCCGATAGGAAAATCCCTGCCAAAGGTTGAGGTACCCGCGCGTTCCCGCCTTGCCTTCCGGGTTCGGAAAGAACTCGATGCCATCATACTGCCGGCGGTGGCGCTCGCCTTCCCATCGCTTCGACCAGGACACAGTCTTGATCTTGCCGTCCGCCCCCATCACCTGCGTGGGCTTGTTGTTATAAAGCCGGTGGAAGGAGTCCACCTGCACAACACGAACCCGGTCTTCTTCCTTGGCATGCGGCTGTTCGCGCACCATCGCGACCTTGGAGCCGATCAGGACAAGCGACCATTCCGCATTCATCTTTTCGAGGGAATAGCCCCATTCTTGCGGCACAGGAGCGTTCGACCCGGTGTCATTATCCGTATCATCGTCCTGATCCGTCAGAACGTCATCGTCGTCGTCGGTTGTGCCGGGCTGGCTGGCGTTCTCGATCAGCGTGCGGATGTGATCGAGCCCCCTTTTCCCAGCGGGAACAGAACCGTCTGAAGGCGTTTCCCCCCTTTGGCCCTGTTCTCCCTCGGCCTCGGTTTCCGTCGTCTTTTTCGTCGTCAGCTCATCAAGAAGCTGCCTGTGCTTGTTGGATTTTTCAGCGGCAGTCGTCTTTTTCTTCTCGGTCACGACGCCCCCATCAAAATATCGTTGTAGTCCTGCCCCTCAGGTGCCCAGGCATCGAACTGCCGGCGGCCCGGTTTCGCCCACCGTGCGTTCGCCCGCGCCATCACCTGTTCGGCGGTAAAGCGGTCACTGTCGCCATCACCAAGACGAACCACTTCCTCAACCTGGTCGGGAATGGTCAGCGCCCTCGGGTCATCCATATCCGGGAAAGGCCCCGGCACCTTGAGTGGCCGACCAGCCCTGTTCTTCAGGTGCGGGTGCGCGATCGTCTCAATGGCCTTGCCGCCCATGGACTGCAGATCGATCGACACCCAATAGGCCGTTCGGCTGAAAACATCGGTTCCGTATTCGGCCAGGGCGACAGACGCAGTCGTCTCCCATCCCTCGCCCACAACCAGCCGGGTGAAGCCTTCAGGCTGCAACAGTTTGATAGAAGCGTTGCGCTTCGAGCCGCGGATCTTCTTTGGCGCGATCAGAGACGGCTTTCCATCGTCGCGAGGGTCCGCATACGGGTCTTCCAGCTCAATCTTCCGTCCTGGTCGGCGCGGGTCGAAATAGGTGATGTGCACACCGGCAAAGTCTCCATCCGGCCCGGTGATCGGCGCCAGCATTGCCGGCCCGGAAAACAGCACGAAAAACTCCTGCCGTTTCTGTCCCGGCACAGGCCGCGAATGCCAATATTTGAAATGCGGATGAAACCGCAGCGGCAGAACGAAAGGCAGCGGCGCTAATCCCCGCCCCCTCAGGTAACCAACACCTTCAGTGCCTCCAACACGCCCGCCATAGCCCCAAAGCTTGAACGCCTTTTTGATTTCGTCCTGGCGGCGGGCTTCGGCAAAAGCCTCCTGCTCTCTCCGCTTGTCCTCTGCCCGCGCTTTTTCTTCGGCGATCTTTTCCGGGCTCAGCGGCTCCGCTTCAGCATTGCCACCAAGCCGCTCCATGGCTTCAACGAAGGAAAGCCCCTCAACGTTCTGCAGGAACGTGAACTGATCGCCGGTTGCGCCACAACCGAAGCATTTGTATCGATGTTCACGGTCAACACAGTGGAAGGACGGGCTGTTCTCAGCGTGGAACGGGCAGCAAGCCCAGAAGTCGCCAGCGTTGGCGTTCGTCTTCGCCCTGTCCCATGTCACGTGCCAGCCGATGATGCTCGAGATCGGATTATTCGCCTTGACGCGTTCCTTCTCGGCTTCGGTGTAGCGTTTCATGCGCAATGCCTCATCGGCTTGCGAAGGTTGTAGAAAACAGCCAATTTGCCGTACAACCGATGCTCGAAGACATCAGAAAAGTTCGCGCGGAATGAACAGGGGGAATTATGGGGACATTTTTTAAAAGCCGCGCAGTAAAGAGTATTTATTTCACAAATGGCGATTTCATCGAGACCAACGAACAATCGGTTGTCCCGCAGCGCGACAGTATACTTGCAAATTGGTTTGAGTTTACGCGATCCGTTGGTATTGATAGCACTATTTCCGTAAAAGAGAGAGAATACTTCATAACCACCAAGATAGTCTCGAACCACACTACAGATTATCCATTGGAAATTTTTAAGGCTATCTATGAGACAGCGCGCATTATAAATAGCATATACAGCGTACTTATGAATATTAACCGAAACCCGTCTAGAAATGCGAATAACAAACTCTTTGGATTTGATGAAATACCTATCATTAATCATGAAGAATTGAGGGCATTTGGTGCAAAAAACTTCAGCCAAGCCGATCTTGTCGGAACATTCTTGGTAGAATTGAAAGATGAAATCCCAAGCTTTGTTGACAACCTTCAGCTTCCTGTTCGGCAAATTTTCGAAAAAGGCGTGGAAAGCTATCGCAGGTACGTAGAAGATCAAGCGACTGAACGTTTCAAAGCAGCGCAACGGAAAACTGTACAAGCTATTGAAATAGAAGACGAAGCAGAAAAAATCACAAAAAGTGCATTTCAAAAAACCGACGCTGCTTTGGGGGCCGAAGCCACCGCCGAAGGCATGGTACGCCTTACGCAGCACTGGCAGGAAAAGGCAGCATTTCACCAAAACCGACGAAACTTCAGCTTTTGGGGATTCGCGATAGTTCTTGTTCTCGCACTGGTGCTGCTTTTCCTCAGTCAAACCGGAATGCTGCGCGCAACATTTCATCATTGGTGCGACGGCTCTCCCTATTGCCCCTCCTGGTGGCAGCAATATCTGAGTGACCTCTCTTTGGTCGCACGAGCCAACGGAAACTGGCTTATGGCTCTGCTGAGCCTCAAGGGAGTGCTTATTCCGATTCTTGGCGTTGCTTGGCTGCTTCGAATTTTGAGTCGCCAGAGCCAGTCCCATTTCGCGCTCGAAAATGATGCACGCCAACGGCTTGCATTGTTGGTTTCCTTTGTGCGCTTGCAGGAGATCCCTGATCAGGAACTCACTGATGCTGAGCGATTGATGATTTTGACAGAGCTGTTTCGCCCAATTGACGCTCCGTCTCTTCTTGACGGGCCACCAAACTTGGCTGAATTGATTGGGAAGGTTAAGCCGTAGGTCTTGTGACCGTTCGCTGGATAGCCGTGCAAGCCCCGGTTTGACTCTTTCGGCAACTGAAATGGTGTTTCGGCGATCAACTGCTGGCACCACAGCAGAACGAGCAAGCTGCAGTTCTCCTGCTGTCGTTTCGATCAGCATGCCTGTGCTCCTCTGTTTTCCAGAAAGGTTTCGAAGTCGCACTGATGTCCATCTATGGCGCGCTCAACACGGCGCCGCGCGGTCTCGAAATGCTTCGGGTCGATCTCGACCCCGACAAAGGGATTGCCGGTGCGCACGCAGGCGACTGCGGCAGTCCCCGATCCCATGAATGGATCGATCACGGATTCGCCCGGACGGGCGGAATTGCGGATATAGGCCTCGACCAGCGGAACCGGCTTTTCGGTCGGGTGGTCGGTAACGTCGCGGTGCGGAAACGGCACAAGCTGTTTGTCACCACAATTGGCGATCCTGCGCGCCCGGCCCCGGTAGAGATACAGAATGAACTCAAGGTTCTTCATGTAGAACCGGTTTGCGGTCGCGGTCTTCTTGTCCCAAGCCAGCATGTTGTGAAACTTCAACCCGGCGGCAAACGCTTCGCGCTGCGCCTCAAATTGGTTCTTGTCGTTGGAGAAGGCATAAACGTCCGCATCATCCGCCAGGCAGCTCACGACAAGCTGCATGATCTCGTTCCACGTGATGTCGCAGACCATGAACCGGCCGGAGTTGTCATAGTCGGCCATCCAGCCGCCCGACATGACCTTGTGCTTTTCCGAAGAGCGCGCCGAACCACCAGACGTCAACCGGTAAGGCGCGTCGAAACAGGCGACAGGAAAACGCCTTCCGAGCTTCGGAACCACGTCGCGCGCATCCCCCAGGTGCAGCTCGATCTGCCCGTCGAGATACGTCAGCACGACAGCACCTCCGGCTCTTCCGGAAACAGATGCGGATGGGTCTGAACCGCCGTCACCGCACCAAGCTCTTTCAGAACTGTCATGCGCGCAGCGATCTTCTCTTCGCCATCGTACGCCGGCTCATAAACATCCTTCGGCCCCTCAGGATGGAACACCCACAGGACAACAGCAGCCGGATCCAGCTGCACGATTTGCTCGGCGGTCATGCTTTTCATTCCGGGTCTCCTTCGGTGCGGCCGAGCGGCGTCAGCGCGTAGGCACGGCCGTCGCGGGTCAAGAGGTCTGCAGAAACAAGAAATTCCAGCGCCTTGCGCACAGCGGACGGGCCGACACGCAGATCCATCGCGGCACCTTCGACAAAGATGCGATCGGGTCCGGCCTCCAGGTCACGCTGCGCCTGGCGCAACAGTGTCTTTTCCAGACCAGACAGCGGCGGCATCGTGCCCGCGCGCCAGACAAACAGAATGTCGCCGTCCTGGTCGCGCCGGGCTTTTAGCTGGCGGGAACACAAGGCAATCTCGACAATGTCCTGCGCCTCAACGAACAGAAGATCATGATGGCCAGCAATATCGACGACCCGGACACCATCCGGATGCCGCTTGGCGAGGTAATCCATCGCGGTCGGGTCAATCACCCGGTCAAACGTGCGAACCAGGTTGGCCATTGGCGCCAGAAGGTCAGGCAGAATGCGCGCGGACAGGTTCATGCCATGCCCTCAACTCTCGGGCTGCCCCGCAAACACGTTGCCTGCTGTCCCAGCCTCTCGACACCCGCGCTGCAGTTTGCTCTTATGTATGCATTGAGCTTGGGGGCTTTGGATTGTTGGAAATTGTTCTTGTTACGGCGCTCGCCTTCGCCGTAGCGGTGGTTGGCGGCTATGCGTTTATAAGGAAGCTCTACCGCCTCCTCCGGCCAGATGGATTGCGCCACCTCGACCTGCATTTCAGCTACCGGCATGAAAATGGCCGCCAGCTCGAAGAGCAGGTCATCGTTTCCAGGGCCTTCCGGCGCAAAGGCAAAGGCTACTTTTCTGCCATGGACCCGTTCACCGGCCGCGAATCTGTTTATGAAGTCGCCCGTGTTGACTGGCTGGTTCCCGTGATGAACGGCGAACGTCTGGCCCCATCCGAAGCACACCGCTGGCTTGACCAACGCATTCCCTGACACCTGCAGGACACAGCGTTGCACCTCTGTTGCGTTCCGTTGCGCGCCAGGAACCAATGCCGTTACTGGGCCATCGGCTTGGAAGGTGGATGCAGTCATCACGCAACACTCTCGACTTTTGCGAGCGCACCCGGTTTGATACACTTTTGCAGTTGGTGAACCAGGGGGGTGCCGATGGAATGGATTATCCTTGCTTTGCTGGCGTTCTTCGCCTGGTGCTTGCTGCACCAAAGAAACAGACAGCCGAAAGCCGTTGCGGTGCAGCCACCGTCCGGAGAGATGACGATGGCGCAAATTCCGCCTGCACCGCCCCAGCCGATTGAGGAAGTGGAAGAACAGCCTGCAATGCGGTTGCTGAGGGTTCTCGCCAAACCAGATGAGGAAATTCGGGTGAATCTGGAAATGCTGGGTTTGTCGGACCAGGAAGCCGAAGACCAACCTAAAAGATTGACGAAAAAAGCTGATCTTGACGCACAAATGCAGCCGTACCGGGAAGCGCGGTCTCGGTTCAAAAGCCTCTTGCGCCAGGCGGTTAAAGCAAAGAATCCGGTAGAACTGATTTCGGAACTCGACGAGGCAATTCCCAAGGCCGCCTACATTGCTGAAACCGTCGCGCAGTTCCAGTTGAACACGTGCCTCGCTTCCGATCGCGAGGCCGACCGCTTCTTTGATGAAGTGATTGGCTTTCTGGAACTCAAGACCAATCTGGAAAATGCCCGCGCAGACCTTATCGAAGACCTTTTCTTCGAGCTGGAGGAACAAGGCCTTGTCGACAATCATCCAGGCATAACGACTGAAGATATGGAGAGAACTGTCCGCATACACTTGGCGACAGTCCTCAGAAGGTGAAGCGGCCATGCTCATTCCTTGCCCTCCACCGCTTGTGCGTGTCGGTCAAGAACGGCAAGCGCTTCAATGGCAGCGGAAAGTTTCGCGCGAATATCAAGGTCCTGGATCTCTTCCAGGCTGACCCGGCCGTCATCGCTTAAGGCCTTGCAGATGGATTCCGCAGCTTCTGCACCACTGCGCACCAGCGCCCCCAATTGTTGGGGCCAACAGGCGTCATCCGGTCGCGCTGCCTGAAGCGGCACAAACACACCACCGGCCAACCTGCACAAGGTGCGGACCACTTCAGGGTTGTCCGCATCCATCGTCAGGTCCATCAACACGTCCACCGGAACGTGATCAGTTTCATGATGGGGCGAACCGTATCTGGACAGCGCCTGCTGCCCGACACGGGTTGAACCAGCAGCTTCCGATTGCCCACCAGCGTCTCTTAGTAGCCTTCGGAAGGCAGCCTTGATTGCCGCACGATCATGTTCCGTGGTCGGGCGAAACGTCATTGCGTAACCTCGGGGGATTTACGCGGTGACACGCCTAGCGTTCGCGGGAGAGACTTAGCAAGCAAACACGGATCGACTTCGCTCAATCCATGCTCCTGAATCAGTCGGAGAGTTTCCTCATGAATGAAAACTCTGATCGCCAAAGCCTTTTTGGAAACAATGTCGCCGCCATTGGACAGCCGCTCGTACAACCGCCCGTCTCTGGCAGCGACGCGACCGAAGTGACTTTCAGACATGCGCTCGCCACACTCACGTTTGAGAGCGAGGAAAAGATCGATGGGTTTGAGCAACTCGTGTACCATGGACCGGATAATGCACGCTTATGCGTGCAGGTCAATATGTTCGAACTCTTTTTGATGCGTGCGGCACACGAAAAACAACTCTATAAATCTGGGATGAACGCATCACCAGTCGACAGAATTGCGGCCGCATTGCTTTTGAGCGGCAAAAGCTTTCGGAAGATTTCCGAGGCGGCAAAACTCGGCGTGAATTACGTTTCACATTTTTTCATAAAGCAGACACTTCCCAAGAACGACACTCTGGCTGCACTCTGTAAAGTCGTAGGTGTCGATATGAACTGGGTACTGACTGGGCTCCCAAGAAATAAGCGAATTGATACGCTCTTGGACCTTTTCTCGCACCTGTCGTTTGATCAGAAACGCGAGGCAATTGCTAAACTGGCCGAAGGCGAAAAGCTGAGCGTCGAGGACCTCTCTCACGTCTCAGAACAAACCAACACACCAATCGAAGACCTGCGCGAATGGATCTCCGGAAACGAGACCACTCTCACAATTGACCACAGCACAGCCGCGTTCGACGAACTGTCGCGGATAGCAAATGGTCGTGAGTTAGACATTGAGCTTCTCCAGGAATCCCTAGAGGAAGCGTATGAACTCGAATTTGCGATTGCAGGCCGCCTTGGCCCACCTGAAAAACGTGCACAACTCGTCAAGAAGATTTACGCACTGAAGTTGTCGAAGTCAGATCGCGGCGCATAATCAGAATTTTTTAGCTGACCTTTTTGCAACTCTCCACTTTCGCTTTGGTTGCATTTTAATGTTTTTCTATTCAACTTGAAATTGAGCTTTACAGAGAAGAAACTTTGCCCCTTAAATGCCTGAACGGCAATTCATATCAGATGCTTAATCCAATCAATTTAAGACCGTGCAACCGGGGCTGGAAATGGGTAACTCCTTTGAACGGAAGAAAATTGAGGCGTTCGCAACTGAGGTTTACAAAGACCTCGTGCTACGCTCTCCAGAGGAGGAACTTGAAAACTTTCTCGGTAAATGCAGCGACTATAATTTGACCGTTTTTGTAAGCTGTTTTGTTTGCCACGATCTGTTCGGGCACAGTCATCCTGAACGCTTAACGGGTGACGACGTTGAACTGTTTATGAAACACGCTGACCCTTTTCTGCAGACGGCAATGCTTCAAAGGAGCTTGCTGTCATGACCAATAGCGTAACGAGACTTGATCTTTCATTCTTGAGTTCCTCGAACGACCCAACCGCTAAAAGCATTGTTTCTGAGTGCATTAGAAACGACTTTTTGCTCTGCGAAGAGATGGGGAAATATTCAGAACAATTGGTGCTGCTTGATGGGAACCCGTCACGGCTGCTGTCACCACAAATTTTGTGGGGAGGCAGTCAGAGTCTGGCATCTGCGCAATTCAACTTTGATTGGCCCAGAACACCCGTGTCCCCACGGTCTGTTTTTAGCGAGACGTACCGCCAAATTGTTGCCGGTGGATACTGCGACTGCATAAACCAAACATCTGTAATCATTGAACATATTGAGTGTGACGACACGGTCTTAGTCGGTCGACTCCCTGTTTCTTATGTTCGCGCCCTGATACCAATAACAAACGGACAAGGTGCATGGTTTATCGGGGTTTACTCGTTCAAGCCTAGTCCAGGCCGATATCCAAAGGCCTCATCAAAAGCTGAGCAATTCCGGCAGGCGTGCATCCCAGGAAGCACAAATCTTCATATGCCTTGTTCGCCGGCGGTCTTTCCCAGATAAGGCCACCTGGATAGCAGGTGGTGTACCCCCACCTCAGGAAGAGCGCCTTCTCAAAGGCATGATGCCTAGCCATCCATCCGTAAGTGTACGCCGGTCGCCACTTGGTATTGGCTATGACCAAACACAGTCTAACGATATAGGCCGCCAAATTATTCTCACGAAAGTCAGGCGCCACGAACGTATCGCCGATGTAGGCAATGGACCCGGTGACGTCTTTTGCAAATGGAACTGCGGTGTCCGAGAGCAGAACAGGTTCACCGTCTTTCGTTCTGTACGCTCGCATCCAAAACTCCCGGATGTACCTGTCCAGGTCCCAGCCTGAAATATCATCACAACGAATAGCGGTGGTGGCTACAACTTTGCCATCTGAAGACCTGCATGTGACGCCTTGAAACATCGAAGGTGGCAAGGTGTTAAGCGTTCGGTGAAAGTACTCGCCGATGTAACCTTTCTCAGAGAGCGATACGCTTTGCTCGTAGGTAGACACCTCGTCATGTAGCTCGATCTGGCTAACGCCTAGCGATTTGATCTTTGCCTCTAACGCCGCCCCCGCCCTCATCAAATCAACAACTGAAAACCGAATCCCGGCCAAAATCACACCCTCACCAAACATATTTCGCACCTAATCTAGCGGTTTCAACCCGAATTGCGCGGCAATTTTACGGTTGCGGGTACGCCAAATTCAACTTTTTTAGGTTCAATATGTTGATTTGCACGCATTTGCGTGCATTATAGGTGCGTAATCTTGTCGAGGTTGAGCGGAACGCCTCCTCTAAAAAAAGTGCCTCAACATGCTTTTGAAAGTTGGAAACTCTGAAAGAGCAACTGCTGCCACTTTTGCATGCTCCCAAAGATCGAGGCAGCGCGGTAGCGTTCCCTCAAAATTTGCAATCGGGAGCCGCAAAAATGAGTTTCGTTCAAAACACCTGGTCGAGCCTGAAAGTCCTGAAGACCGGACTGGAATGGTTTCATACGGCGACAGACGAAACGCCGGAGTACCGAGTCTGGATGGTCGGCACACTCGTCGAAAGCCTTCAGAAGTGCATTTCACGGCTGGAAGCAGAAATCCGATTCTATCACTCCGCGAAAAGCCCGACGCGCGCGCTGGCCATCACAGAGCCGGATGGCTCGCAGCGTTACATGCATGGCGCGCAGGTGGAAACCTTGTGCCTGCGCCTGCCCGGCTCGGCCGAGGACGCAGTTGTCTACGGCAAACCCGCCGCCTTGAAAGCCATTGCCGATGCCTTGGCCGCCACTGGTCAGTCGGTGTACGGCCCCGCTCCCATCCGTGAACTTGCTCAGCAACTGGTGGACGCATGCGACCCACCGGGAATTGGAGATCCGAATGAGCATCGAAGTTCTTGATCTTATCGCCCACGGCACCCTCTTTGCTGCCACAGGGCTTTCCGGCCTATGCATTGCCGCCGTTTTCTGGATGCAGCACCGCCAGGGCGCAAACAAGCCCCGATCGCGGTCTTCAGATTCCCTGATTTTCGGCCAATGGCCGACTTTTCCCTGCCCGAAATCCTGCACAGCAGACAACAATGTCGCCGCGCCCTCCCCGGCGACATATCCGGGCAGACCCGGCCGGAGTGTTGGCAGCCCTGCTCCGGCCGGCCCCTTTCCCCTTATCAACCGGACACAGATCCAGACTGCGCCACCCCATCGGCGAGCCTTTGGTTCCGCCCCTCAAACAGAAAGGGCAGCCGAATGAAGCTGCACCTTCAAGGGACGGCGCCCGAACCTGACCGGGTGGAAATCACCTAAAGGTGCGCCGTCCTGCCAAGCAGATTTTGAATCCTCAATCTGTTTCGCAGGACTTTCCCAAAACCAAGGAGATCGGAATGAGTGATCCAGGCGGCGTTGCCGGCGACCAGCTGCGCGCGTTTGTAGAGCGTATCGAACGGCTCGAAGAAGAGAAGAAAGTCATCTCGGATGACATCAAGGATGTCTACGCCGAAGCCAAGGGCAACGGGTTTGACGTGAAAATTCTGCGCACGGTCGTTTCCCTGCGCAAGAAGCAGCCGCACGAGCGCGAAGAGGAAGAGGCCGTTCTTGATCTCTATATGCACGCCCTCGGCATGCTTGTCCCGGATCGTGATCCGGGTGCTGGCGCTGCCTCCGAACCTGCTACCGGATCTGGAGAAGGCTGATGCATCAGGTGTCCGCCCTGCAAGTTGCCGATGCAAAACGTTTGCTGCCACCGGCCGCTCACAGGGCGGAACGGTTCCTGACCGATTCCGGCGACCTGATCGCCGCAATCGTCGACTGTGAAAAGGATCTGAAGGCCTGCCTTGAGATCTGCCCGCACAACAAGGCGGAAATTCTCCGCCTGACCGAAACCATCAAGAAACGCGCCATGACGCTGCACGGCCAGGCTGTGCAGGCCTGTCAGAATATCAAGGATGGACGATGACCCAGCATGCCACCCCCGTTTCCGCCCGCTGCATGGCAAACCCGATGCTGATGGCATCCGGCCGCGCGGTGGATCTCGCCAACCTGACGCCCACGGATATCTTCTGGCCCGACCTGGTCGAAGCCCTTGTAAAGATGCCCCGGTTCAACGGTGCAACACCGCACGTCCACTACAGCGCTGCGCAGCATTGCTGCCTGATGTACGACCGGGCAATGGACGGTTACAAGGCGCACGCGCTGCTGTCTGATTTCCATGTCGCGTTTTCCTGCGAGCCGCCCTGGCCTTTTCTGGCCTTCGCCGCAGCAAAGACCGATTTCACCGAAGCTTTCATGGACGCGATCCGCGAAGCGAAGGGCGAGCTGACCGAGGCCATCTTCACAGCTGCTGGCCTTCCTGAAGATGAAGACGACGAGGTCACGTTCACCAGGCTCAAGTACCTTCAGATCCTCGACAAGTCCGTGACAGCAACCGAGGTTCGCGATCTCCTGAAGGCAAGCGCCGTCATGGAAACATGGCACCTGCCCGCCCCCTTCAAGGAAGTCATCAAACCTTGGGGGCTGGATGAAGCTCGTGCGCAGCTGGAACTGCGCCTAGCCTTCATCGGCATCCGGACGCGAGGCTAAGCGGCAATCCGATGCAGCCCCTACCCGCCAGCGTTCAACAGTCTTTGGATGACCTCTTTACCGAGGCCGGCGGACCGTTAGTCGGTCACGCTGCGGCCGCCCGGTTTCTTGGGGTGCATTCGAAGACGTTGACACGCTGGGGTGATGATGGCCAGATTTTCTACAGACTTCGCGGATCGCGGCGCGCATATGCAAAAGAAGACATTGCCGCGGCCATGACAGGAAGCTCGACATGTCAGTCTTCAGGAAGCGCAAACGCGACCCGGAAAGCGGCGAATGGGTCTACACTTCGCCGTATTACCACTTCGATTTCGTCCTCACGATCAACGGGACACGTCGTCGATTTCATGGCTCAACTGGAGAAACGACAAAAGGACGCGCGCAAAAATTCGAAGAAAAGGAAAAACGGCGCGTAAGGGACCAGGGCCCGAATGACCACATGACCCTCGGCCAGGCGTGCCTGCGCTATCATGAGGAACTCATCAAGGGTAAGTCCTCCGAGGTCGACGAGCTGATCGCCATCAAACACTGCTGCCGTCTGATTGGCAGCGATCGACACCTGACCTCCCTCACAACTGACGACATCGCGATCGCCGTCCGCAAACGCGCGGGTGAAACCAAGGGCAAGAAGAACAAGTCCCTGGTCGCGCCGGCAACCGTCAACCGCCAGATCATCGAGATCATGCGCAAAGTGCTGAAGCGCGCGAAACGCGTCTGGCACGTGCGGATCGATCTCGACGCCTTCGATTGGGCTGGCATGCGGCTCAAGGAACCCAAAGAACGCGTGCGGGAATTCGTCGGCGACGAAGCCGACCGGTTCTGGGAGGCAATGCGCCCAGACTATGGCCCATTCGTCTGGTTCCTTCTGTCCCGCGGCTTGCGCGTCAATGCTGCCGTCGGCATGTCAAAAGACCGCCTGGACGAACCACGCTACCGGATCCAGATCTGGATCAAGGGTGAAGGCTGGGTCTGGGTTCCGGTCACCAGGGAACAGATGACCGTCATCACCCAGGAAGCAAAGAAGGCTCCCGGCAAAGCCGTCTGGAGCTACGAAATGCAGCGCCACCCGAACCGCGGCAAACGCCAACCAATCACCTACACCGGCTTTCGCCGCACCATGTCCACAGCCCTGAAAGCCGCCGGCATCAATGATTTCCGCATCCACGACTTACGCGTAAGCGCCGTCTGCGGC